TTGTGCTTTTATTAACGATGACTCAAAGTCTGTTGTATTAGCACCAATATTAATATTTAAATCTATAATCTCTGCCATCTTTATTAATTTACTCCGTACAATTTAAGTGTCCTTGCCAATTGTTCTTGTGTTATCATCACTCTTTCTTCATCAATATCAGCTTCATCTAATTCTGGAATACTCCAAAAAGCCTTCATACTTTTAGGTGTTTTCTCGGTAGTAGAACTTAAATATACAATATAGGCAAGGTTTCTTGTCCTTGCCCATTCGTTTAACTCATTTCTTTCCTTACCTAAAACGATAATGGAAAAGTCCTTCCAAGTCATATCCCAAAATTCATTTGGTCTTATTCCACACTCCGCAGCTTTAACTAAGACATCATCCCAGCTTAGCTTTGTTAGGCTTTTTTTTTTCTTCTTCCTTTTTTACACCTGTAATGGTGTGGACTGTACTTTCAACGATATATTTTAAATAGTCAATTATTTGACCTTCTTCGCTAAAAATAGAACCCACTTCATCAATCCATTCACAAGCATCATCAATGGTATATATTACTTCATCTTTTTTGCTTACACAAGCAGATTTGTAACCAATGTAAACAAGCTGGACTATAATGTCTAAACTTGTTTGAGCCGTTGCAAGAACTTTGAAGTACTCATCAATGCCGATATTGTTTTGTTTAGTAAACTCACGCATTGCCCAAGTACCCCACTTTAGGTGGATTGTGTTGTTGTTAGTTTTTAATTGGAACATAGTTTTTTTTATTTATTATACAGTTTCAGTTTGTGTGATAGGAGGTACACTTACAACAAAAGTTGCAGTAAATTTAACATCATCCTTATCAGCAGCATTAACATTAAAGTTGCTAATGAATACTAATTGACCAACACCACCATAAGTGATATCACCTGCTGTTGGAGTAGCTTTACCCATCTTAATTGCAAACAATGTTTGTGCAGCGTGAGCAGCATACAATTGTTGGTAGCTATCTTTAGAAGGAGTACCTGTTTCATCAATCGCAAAACCTTCACATTCAAAAGATTGGTTAAAAGATTGATTTGGAGTGTACTGGTCGCCACACTTAGAAGTTGCATCAATTGTTCCTAAAGTTGATGTCAAAGAGTTAGAAGTCAAACAAGCAACTGGCTTGAATGTTCCGTCATTGTTAATGTCAGCTAAGAGGATATAATCTCTACCGCTTACTTTTGTTTCTGCCATTTTATTTAATTTTAATTTTGAGTTATGGTTATGTTATATGTTATTAATACTCTAAAAACGTTATCTAAAGGATTTAAGCCGTCTAAGTTTCTTACACTTTCAACACTTAAACTTGATGCGGTAAATCCGTTTGCCAATGTAATATTGGTGTCCGAATTAATTGCAGTCAAGACTAAATCGCTTATAGCTTCAGCACGTTTATAACCAAAGTTAGCATTTTTTGTAATAATATCAACTGTGATGCTAATACTATTTGTATATCCTTCTTTGCCTTGCTCTTGGCTTGATGTCCTACCTGTCATTACAATATACTCGTTACCTGCACCCTCTGGAGCAAAACCATCGTAAACAACTAACCCACTTGCACTTGTCAAGTTGGTATAAAACCATTTCTTTATTTCTATATTAGGATTTAACATTCTTCATAACGTTTAATATGTTCTTAATCAATTTGGGCTTTTCTGCTTCAAATGCTGGTATCAAGAATGGTTGTGGGCTTATTCCATTTTTTAGGATTTTAAGAGCCATATAGAAAGCGTGTCTTTTAGCACCTTCTCCAGATTGAATGTATCCTTTAGCTATACCCCAACGCATCAATGCCTCAACCATATCATCTAACTTACCACCTTTTCTACCTTTAAAATTACCAGCTAATTCTTCATATCCAGCTGGAATACTTACCTTACCACCTGTTCCAAATTCTACATAAGGAGCATAAGAAGCCTTTGCACCAACAGTAAAAACAATTCCTTTTTCTACCTTTTGCTCTTTTAAGTAAATGCTATTTCTTAAAGTTCCAAAGTTTACAGGTGCTAATCGCTTTGCTCCACTTTGTATATTTAATGCCGAAGCATTTATTTCATCCTTTACTTCTTTTTGCACTTTAGCATCTAAAGTATCAAGTTTTTTTAATACATCAGATAAATTGCCTATATCAAAAGTAAAACCAGCCATTACTTGTAAATTATTAACTCCAAGAACCTATTTTGGTTCTCTACGTTTTTAATGGAATGTATTGTGAATCTATCGCCTTCAACCTCTACTTCATCCGAATCTGTTATAGTAGCTCCAAAACGAATATAAAGGCGGTTTCTTTGGTCAAATTGCAATTCTGCCTCTCCTACCTCACGAACTTGATTATCTGGTCTTAAATCGCCCCAAACAGTGCTTTGTAGGGCAAATGTGGTAGTAAATCCACCTTGACCATCGCTTGTCCTTGTAGAAGCATAGATTTTAACCTCACGAGTCATCGTGTTGGCATCAACGTAATTTGCTTTCGCTTTTCCTAACTTCATATTATAAAATTGGGCTTATTCTTGTCCATCTTTGACACGCTTTCCAAGATTTCTCACAAATACCGGAATCGCCATCTAATCCTCTATTCTCATAGTCATAAGAGATTTGGTCTAATATGGCTAACTTAAGGTCTTTAGGGATAGTTGTATAACCAGCCTCATAAGTAGCCTTTAAGTTGGCATATCTTGGTGAAACTAATTTAGGAAACTCATTGCCTATCAATTGTAGATTAGGAGTTGTAACCTCTAATCCGTCTTGTTCCATATCAAACAACTCAAACGTATCAATGTCAATTGGTCCGAAAGGAATCTCAAAATTGCCACTTACATTGTTAAAATAAGTAGTTATGTCTTTTGGTATTAAACTCAATCCTGTTGCCACTTCAATAGCTTCCCTTGCTTGTGTAATCATTAACGTAATCAAAGTATCTTCAGCGGTTGTAGTAACACGGCAATACAATTTTGCTTCTGCTAAAGTAACTGGCTCTACTATTGGTGCGATAGGAACGGCACTAAAGTCATTAATATAATTATTATAAGACATACCCTTTTTTTACAAAATTACTTAATTTATTCCAATAAAAAACCCCCACCGAATTGGTAGGGGTCATTATTTACTAAACCTTTAGAACTATACGTTACCCATATCTGCATAGATAGCAGAAGTAGTCAACATTAAGTTGATGTCTTCGTAACACTCAATACGAGCAGTTACCAAGTTCTTTTGGAAGTTTTCGCCATTCTCGTAAGAGAACTCAATTGCTAAACCTTCAACTTCAACTCTTTCTAAGTAGCTATTGTCAAAGATTAATACTTTGTCATCAGTTACCCAAGAAGCAGATACAACAGGTACACCCCAGATTGTGATTCCGCCATTAGGAGAAACGATAACACTACCATTACCAGCATAGTAACCAGCAGCAACAGTTGCTTTCAATAAGCGACCCATTTGCGTTTGAGATACTAAAGCATAAGAAGGAACGAAGTTTGCAGTCTTTTGGTTACCGATGTAATCAATCAATTGTAATAAATCGTTAGTTTCAGCAGTTGTAGTTGAACCAGTTGCAGCACCAGATACAGTTGAGAAGAACGCAGCGTTTTCAGCCTTGAAGAAATCTCTTTGTAACATTCTTGGTAAAGTCTGTGTCATAAATGGTAAAGACTTTAACATTTGCTTAGAGAAAGTTGAGAAACCAGCAAGGTAGTCATTTACAACTTTAACTTCAGTCAAAGAGTAGTTGTTCTCACCTTTGTCAGCACCTTCAGTTTGAGCAGCGATGTTGTTAGTCAAACCAGCGTTCTCACGATAGTAAACATACAATCCGCTTTCGCTTCTTACTGTTGGGATTAAATCACGGAAGTTAATGCTTTGAGCTGGTTGGATAGCTGGATTAGGAGCATAAGATGCTTGTGCATCACCAGTTAAGTTACCACTTAAAGTCATAGTCTTAACGTCAGATAAGTCTAAACGATACTTACCATTGTTCTTTAAAGACTTTTCCATTGCATCAAAGTTGCCATCTAATTTTTCTAAGATAACCTCATCAATGTGCTTTACTTCTTTCTTAGCAGCTTTCTTTTGTGCAGCTAATTGTCCGTCAATTTGTTTTTGTAACTCGTCTTTTACAACAGTTACTTGTGCAGCCACCTCTTTAATTTGAGCTTCTGCATTAGCTTGAAAACCTTTAAGGTTCTCTGCCATTTCGTTGATTAAATTTTCCATTTTTACTTTTTAAATAGATTGTTAAATTGCTTAATTGCCTTTAATACTTCCTCATTATTCTTTTCTTCTACCACTGGTGTCGGCTCAACTGCTTCTGCGGGTTGAGTGATTGTTTCAGTAATTTCCAAAGCCAATAATTCAGCTTGTATTTGTTTTATTTGAATCTCCATTAAAGCAAAGGTGTCATCTGTGAATGTACCACCTCTAAATGCCTTAATTAAGTTTTCTAATCTTATTGATAAATTTTCTTTAGTTTCTTTGAACTCACCCTTGAAACCCAATGTTGGTGTTTCTGGATTTGCACCCCAAAGAACCGCTGAACCTTCATATAGTTTTAATTCGGTGATTGTACGAACACCAGTCTTTTGATTTACATCCGACTTTAACGTACTAAAACCGATTGAGTGTTGATTTATTAAACCAGCTTCATATAACTTGATAGCATCTTCGCCACATTCAGTTTCTATTAAGTCAGTAACCGCAACAAGCATATCGCCTTCTATGTATAACTCTTTAGGCTTACCCAAAGTGTGTGCCATATCAGCTTTGTGGTCTACTAAAGACCAAATCATATTTTTGCCCTTTGGTCCACGTTCTTTGATAGTCTTGGTAAACGCTTCAGCAACGATAATATCGTTATCTAAATCAACGTTTCCAATTCTTGACCAACACGCTTTTACTGTTCTTGATTCTGGCTCTATATCCAAAATCATATCATTGTAGCTTTTGTTTTCAATCTTACTCATATAACAAAGTTATTAATTTTTTTTAATCTGCTAACAAATCTCTTATTAAATTAGAAATTTGCATCAAAGCCACGTTATTTATTAAATTCCAAACTAATCCCATATCGCCCATTGGCGGATTATCCTGTAACCTTTTTGGCTTACCATCTGTTCCTCTTACGGCTTCATATCCTAACGTACAACGGCAGTTGATAACATCACCAGCACTTCCGCTTGGGTCGCAAGGATGTAACATTTGCTCAAAACCGCCATTCTTAGTTTTAACATTAAATTTTTCATCGTATGCTACTTTTATTCCATCCATATGATAATGGTCAAACATATCTCGTGGCACTCGCCTTGTTCGGTTATCCCTCGCTGCTATCCATTCCTTCATAGTTACAAGTCCAGTTGCAGCCGTGCCTACCATTGAGCCAATGTTAGCTGCTCTGCCTGTTTCCGTTCTTGCTATCATTTCAGCTCGGTAGTCCGTTATACCAGCCGTTCTCAATAGCTTGATTGTTTCTTGCATTGTCAAACCTTCCTCAACCGACTTGATTAAGTATTGTTGAATTTGGTTCTTTGTTGTTTGTGTTATCTCGGCAGCTATATTGTCTAATCCTTTTAATTCAAGATAAGTCAACATCACATAAGTAAACAAGTCCGTTTGCTTACTTTTAAATTCCTCTGGTCCGTAATAACCTTTAACCGATTTAGAAACGTTTTTCTCGGCAATTTGTGCCATCTTAACGCCCATTGCAATATGAACGTTTTGGATGGTCTTTTTTATCTTCTTATCGCTTATAGCGTTTAAATCTTGGGTATCGCAATATGTATCCACTTGCCTTTGCAGTTCTTTCTTGAACTTTGGCGAATAGGTTTTTATTGCGTTTAAATATAGTTTCCTATAATCTTGCCAAATCATTATGCATCTAATTTTTCAAGTAACTTACCAGCTGCATTAAATACATCTGTTTGACCTTGTTGACCTGCTCTTTGTCTAATAGCAATAAGTCCTGCTCTGTCAACGTTTACAAAATCACTTGTATAAATGTAGTGCCAATGTTCTTTAGTATCCATATCAGCGTTTGAATCAATAGCTAAAAACCACTTACCATAAGCAGCCATTCCATTTTCCTCAATGTATGCGTTTTCCTCTGCTGCGCTTGGTCTATTCCAAGTTCTTGAACTAATTACTTTGCCTTGACTTATCAATGAAGCAGCTTGTGTAATACCACTACGATTGATGCCTGTTGTTTTCTTTATTTCGCTTATTAACTCATTAGCTAATTCTAAGAACTTTTGTACGTTATTCATTTGGTATATTTAATGGTTGAAATTCATCTGGACTTTGTAAACTTGAAGGTATATATAGTTTCTCCATTTCCGCTTCATCTATGTAAGGTGGAATCTCTAATCCCATTATATCCATCTTTTGCTTAGGTGCAATCCACCAAGCCTTATCTAACCATTCTACTTGCTCTGATTTGTTTGCTTCTAATTCTCCGTAAACAGTTGGGTCAAAGTCAACATAAATATCAGTTCCACGATAACCCCAATCCGAATGTAGTTTTCTATTTAAGTTATCTCTAATACCTACTAACAAAGGAATAGCACAACGTACTGTCAATGCTTTCTCGCCTTCTCTTTGGTTGTTATAAGTCTTGTTGTCAGCATCATTTAACAATTGAGAAGGTACTCCATAAATATTACAAAGTGCTTTCATATCCCATTTCTCACTCTCAATGATATCTAATTCAACAGGACTTAATCCGATTTGTTTCCAGTCTACTTTATAGCCACTAACCGCAATTGAATTAAAGTTAGCAGACCCACCTTTTTCGCTTACTGCTCTTTTAAGTGCTTGTGCTTGTTGTGTTCCACTAATAGGGTCAAACCTATCATCATTCATAAAAAGAACTCCAGCTGGACCACCATTCTGGAAAGAAGCAACCGCTGCAGTTTTGGCTTCGTTTGAACGAGTCAAGTTTTTCGCAGCAGCCATCAATGGTGATTGACCATATAGTTGATTCCCAGTTGTATTCCATTGTAAGTTTATGTATTTATCTTGTAGTACTTCTTGTTTAGTAAAGTTCCAAAGTGGACCATAATTCAATTGATAACCGCTAATGGTTGGAGGGAAGTTTTGAATGTCCGCTAACACGTACATATATTGAGAAGGAAGCACGTACATTTCATACGGCTTACCATTATTGTTACCACCTTCAATCATCTTTGCGTAAACAAAAGAGTTACCTGTAACCAATTTAAAAGTACACCAAGCCTCAACGAAATCGCCGAAAGTATCTTCTTGGTTAGGGTATTTTAATAACTCGTTTAATCTTGCATCACCTGTATATAATTCAAACGCTTTCTTATGTAGCTTTTCAACATCCTTCCAGTTCTCAATCTTATCTGGTTGGCTCATTAAAGCCTTGTATTTCTTTGCAGAAGTTTCATCCACTACTTTGTAAACGTGGAATGGAGCAAGTTTTGCTTTATCCGCAATTAATTTAACGATTGAATAAACTATGTCATTTGCTGAATAACCATCATTAACGAAACTAATGTTATCGCCACCTTGCCAAGTTATTATCCCTTGTTGTATTGCAACTTGTCCGTTAAAAGGAATTTGTGGTAGTACAGTAGATAGTTTTTGTCTTTTACCAAAAAAGTCAAGTAATCCCATTATATATGAATTTTAACAAAGTTAGACAATTTATCCTAAAATACCGACACCTCAAATTTTAGCTTGGTTAAGTGCGTAAACACGGCATACCTACAAGCATCCATCAAGTCATCATTTGCCTTTACAGGTTCTTCTATTACGTTATCGTTTTTATCCTTTTTCCATTTATAAGACATAAACTCCCTTCTTAGGTTTTTGCTATTGTAGTGCAAGTTTATTGGATAAGATTTCATCTTTACTATTCCTGCCCATACATCCTTTTGCGCTGGTTTAATGTTAAATCCTTGTCGGTAAAGTTCCTCAATAGATTTAGGCTCGGCAGCATCCGCATAGATTGTGGCACGTTCTGGTAGCTTTTCTTTTATCAGTCTTGATAGGTCGCTTAAAGTCAATCCGCTTTGATAAACTATTTCCTCAAAGTAGTTTTGTCCTTCATAATGCGTAACCTTAACTAAAGCAGCTGGGTGAACATAACCAAAGTCCAATCCATAGAATACATCACCATCTGGTGCTTCGTCATATTGTTTCCATTGAGTATAAATAATTTCCTTTGCCGACCCTCGTTCCCCTAAGCCGTAAACCTTCCACATAAAGTCATCTGGTAAGTCCTTGTATTGCTCAATGTTTTTTATTTGGCTTTCACTAAGGTTTGAGATGTTATTTAGGTAGGTAGAATGGATGCGTTTGTTCTTTGGGTTATCGGCTACTTCATACACCCAAGATATAAAGTCTGCAGGATTCCAGTCTAAGAATGATTGTCCAGTTGTACGAATTAAAAGCTGGTCAAACAAAGCCTTGCTAATTAGGTTTGCCTCGTTTACGAATAGTATATCTCTTGCTGGTCCTTTTGCTTTATCTGGGTCTTCTAAACCAAATAACTCAATGTATGAGCCGTTTTTAAACGTATAAATAAAATCCGTATATCGGAAATCTTTTTCATCCCAAATATTCCATTGCTCTAATATGTTTTTGAAATCCCTATAAACTCCACGCTTAATGTGTGGTAAGGAATGTGAAACGCACGAAATCCTTGTATTAGGCTTTGTTAAAGCAATGTGGATTAATAACTGTACAACTGAATAGCTTTTACTTGACCTTGACCCACCTTCATTGCATATTATTGGATAACCTTCCTCGTAAGCCTTTTTATTGGCATAAAAGACAGGTGTAGCCTTAATCTTTAATTGGTTGACAATCTGCATCTGGTTCTATTGTGATTTGCACATTACCCTTTATGTCAGCGGTTATGTCGGTTGTTTGTTTAGGTTTACCTTCTAATCTGTCAACTACTGCCTCGTATGCTCTTTGGTCGCCTTTCAATGCCTTGCTAATCATTTGCATATCCATCAATTCAAGTACAGTAAAATCTTCATCTTCGCCTGTAATTGGATTCCTTCTTTTTTGTACTAATTCAAGCAACCTAAGTAAACGAGTCTTTGAGTTTTGAACTCCTTTAGGTCTACCATTTGGGTTACCAGATTGACCTTTTTCAAAGTGTTTTAAGTTATCTATTCCTGCCATTGTATTTCCATTGTTTTACAAAGATATGCCACAATTAGGGCAAACTTTTCCTTTTTTGGTATTGTCTATTGATTTTGGTTCTTCATTACTTGGAACGAGAAAGTCCACATTAACACCCCAATCGCTTAAATCTTCTAATTGCCAATCATTATTTGCTAACATATCCATATCCCACATTCCATAGTGAGTGTTATCTATGACCAATAGCTTTTGCTTTTCCCTTTCGGTTAAGTTAGGCATTTTAATCACAGGTATATCTTGGATTCCTAATTCTAAACAAGCTCTATACCTTTGGTTACCTCCTAAGATTACGTTGTTTTCATCTATGATTAAAGGCTTTGCTTCTAATAGTTTTGGGTCATCTTGAATAGACTTAACCAACTTTGCAAAGTCATCACCATCAATTTTTCTTGGGTTATTTGGGTTAGGCTTGATTTCGTTGATGTTCATTATCGGTTTTTTGTTGGTGTTCGTATTGATGGCATTTGTATAATTGGCTTCTTTTTGATTTGCTCAAAGCCTACAAAATTGCCACACTTATTGCACTTAAACTGAATTGTAGTTAGCTCATTTTCCCAAGCATATCCTTCAACTATAGATTTGCACTTACAGGTGTAAATTCTTTTACTTAAAGTGTTTTTCATCGCCCTTGTCTATTATATGGTTTAACTGGCTTATCCTTTGGACCAGATGTCTTTTTGTACTTGCCACACTTTCTTTTACCAAAGCTCGTTTTTCCGCTATTAGTTAATTTAGCCATTATATTAATTTATAGTCTTTATGATTAGAATTTATTCTATTTTTTATAGTAGGTCTTGAAACGCAAAGATAAGTTGCACAATCTTGGAATGAGTAAAATATTTTATTTTCTGGTACATACAATACTTTTTTTGACATTGGGTGCTTTTCTCCAACTCTACCTAATGCTGGTTTTACTATTTTATTTCTTTCACTTAAATATGGTCTTTTAACTCCAATGTGCATTTTACCTTTAGATATATTACTAAGTTTAATCTTTGTGGCTTCTGCCATCTTTTGACCTTTTCTTGCTATTGAAATCTTTTTTGCAACTAATGGGTCTTTACTTATAGCTATGTTAGGATTTCTTACAATATTCATTCCATCCTTATTTTCCTTATTATATGTTCCAAATAGTCCTATATAAAACTGTTCCCACAAAATCATTTCACTATATGTAATATCTCCTAAATCAATTATTAGTTTATAAAAACTATCAAAACCATATTTCTTAATTGCAGATGAAGCAAACCTTTTACTTTTTGTATTTCTATATTCGTAAAACCTTTTATGCAAGTTTATAGTAGAACCAACATAAGTTCTGCCTTCATTATGGCTTAACAAATCAAAAAAGTAGACATATTTACTGCTGCTTACTTTTGCCATAATTGTTTATTAAATCTGCCATAAAATCAAATCTTTGTTCTTGTGTTTCACCAAATACATAGTGTGTAGTTCCATCAATCTCAAAAACATAGCAAGGATAACCTGCTATTTCTTGCTCTTTGCACGTTTCAAATATGTTTGATTCTAAGGTCATTTATATTTCTCTATTATTTCTTCTAATTCGCTTCTTTGCCATTTCTTTAGCCTATTGTTAACCGCTTCAAACTCCAACTCCTTAACCGCTTTTTCACCTATCCTTTCAACTAATCCAATTCGGTACATTGCTTGGTTTCCGTGCTTAAACATATTGCACCCAGCACATTGTAAATGAATATTCCATTCGTTAAACCTTAAAGCCGAATACCCTTTAACTGTAAAGTAATGTCCAGCTTGATTACCATTATAGCTTCCGCAACTAATACAAGGCAATCCTTCATCTCGTTTCCTTATATACGCATTTACTACCTTTTGGGTTTTTTCTAACAATTTTGGTAAAGGTATTAATGGCATAAAGCAAAATTAGGGTTACTTTTTCAATCTAACAACACAAAGTCGGTCATTGTGCTTGTAGCGTTTTTTGT